GACAATCATCAGTTTTAGGAACTTTAAACATAATGTGATTTCCAGAGCAACAATCTCTATCACCACATTTCATACAATTATCACAAACCCACTCTTTTTGATTACGACATTTGACGAAATCTTTAAGAGTATAGTTTTGAAGAAGATTAGTCATTTAAGGTGGAAAGTTTGGGAGTGGTCCTTACACTACTGGTACAATTTACTCGTGCCCCCTTTCAGTTACTCACCATTCTAGACTGATACTTATTACCCCACATTCTACCTTGTTTTTGATAACTATGCTTATGATTTTCGCTTATAGAAACCCACTCAAGATTCAACACTTTGTTGTTAGTTCTGTTATAGTCCTTATGATTGACTTGAAGACCTGCAGAGTTTGTGATACTTAAATGGGTTTCTGCGACTAATCTATGCACCAATAAACGTTTACCTTTTCTTCCTCCAATGGTGACAGATTGATATCCATTTCTATCAATCTGTAGGGACAACTTACGGGGAGGTTCATTATAATCTATCACTGGACATTTACCCCGTCTCCAGTAACTATAAACCTCCCCATCTTCTGTTATAAAATAACCCTTCCATGTAGGATGTTCTTTCATTTTACCATCTATCAGGAGAGGATAAATCTTCCACATACGCCTCACAGTGTTCAGAACCCTGCAACTCAAATAACTCCTCCCAGTTGATTTGATGCGGGTCGAAATCAGGAAATGCAGAAATGTCCAGAGTGATTCTATAACGCTGCTTCTGCGCTTGACTATAAGCAACTGACATAAGTACGCTCCGAATGTGTTATGAGTGTAGTCTAAGATGCTCTGGGATTTGTGTCAAGGTCTTGGGGATATTTATGAGGGACTGGTGGATTTTGTGTGAGGGATTGTGAGGATTTTGTGACCCTCCGGTTGACAAAAGTGCGGTCCTTATGTTATGCTCGCTAAGATCACAAGGTCCAGAAGGATTATCACAAGACTTCAGCACATTTATAAAGTATTCAAAGGATTAAAAGCACTATAATAACACATAAGACACATACTTTTCCACACATTCCACATACTTTTCCACAACTATGTTGAAAACTCATATACATTTAAAAACACATTTTTAATCGTTTTTTATTGTTTTTTGACGTTATTTGGGCATGAAAGCATAAAAAAGCAGAGGATTACCAGTCCCCTGCCTATCATCCAACCACTTAACTTATGGATATTATCTGTTACGTTATAGAGTCACTTTCTTTACTTAATAGAGGCAAACTCCTTCCTCTCTGTTTAATACTTAATCAGAACCTTTGTCTCTCATATTGTTCTTCATTCCATCCATTCCTATAATACTCTCTACGATCATAATCATCAGAATCCATTACATCATCGTGCTCATACTCTTGCTCTTGATAATAACGTTCTTGACTATAGTAAGTGTTAATCATTTCAGTTAATTGCTGTTAGGTCAATGACAGTAACGATCTCAAGTTCAGTTATATCATTATCGAAATGTTCCTCCCATTCCTTATACAATGAGTACGATTCTTCGATGAGATCTTGACTGACCAAATAAGTGATTTGTTGTTGTACTTGCTCTAGGATGATTGCGAGCATTGAATCCTTTTGAAGTTCAGTCATTAGTTAAACCAGTGTGCAAGATCAGCGATTTCTTGTGCAACTTCTTGAACGTTATTACGATTCAGTTTGTTAAGAATAATCTCCATATCTTCATCAGGTACGCAACTCACATCACCATTGATTTCCTCTGCAAGTTGATAGGCAAGATGGACACATTGAAGTTCAAGTTCGGTCATTTTATTCAATCAGTCAGTCCAGTTTGATGCCATCATTGAAAGGAACATCACCGTTGATTGTTGATACAAACCATTGAAAGTTCTTTTGATAAACATACTCTCCAGATCCATGCTCTTTCAGAATAGCATTGAGACGGGATTTTGTGGTGTTTGATTGATGTCCACCATCAAGCAATTCTAACCAAGTATCACCAACCATGGCGATCAGATTGTTATACAGATAGACGAAAGATACACCTTCGATGTTAATGACTTCAGTGTTGTCTTTCTTCCAATCAATCTCCTTTGAGATTGCTTGATTCATTTGCTTTTCGATGACTCGCATTGTGGTTGTTTCAGTGGTTATACTACAGGGACAATTTAGACGTGCCCCCCTTTTACTTACGAAAGGCACCGAGGACATTAAACTCAGCAGCGATTTGCTTCTCTGCAATACGCTTACCATCAATTTGGAAAGTATAACGCAACTGTCCTTTTACAGTCTTGGAAACTTTACAAGTGAGGCAAACTTCACCATTGCGTTGACCCTGAAGATCATACTTTGCAAAGTAATGATTACAAACTCCAGGCAAACGATAATCAACAACTCCATTGCGTTGTTGATAGTTCTCAAGCGCAAGTTGCTCGCTGAGTTTAATGGAATCGAAGAGGTCAGTGATGTTCATACTACTGAGACAGTTTAGACGTGCCCCCCTTTGTTTTACAGTCCGTTGATAAAGTCAGCAACTGCTTCCTTGTATTCACTTTCAGTCGCAAATGTGCGACCGTGAATAGTTCTAGGATAGGTTACGTTTGTATCACCAACCGCAGCAACATTGCGACAGTCTTGTTCATCATAACCCATCTCGATGAGAGTGTTGACGTAAGGATTGTAGTTTGTCATGGTTTTGTGTTAGTTAAGTGGAAAAGAGTTTATGTAAATCAGTTGCCGAAGAAAGCATCAAACTCATCAGCAATCTGATCAATCAGTTCATCAGTTGCATCAAGATCGAAGAGACAGCAAACAAAGTCTACACAGTCATTCAGATCAGTGTGATTGTTGTACATAAACTCCAGAAGTGTAGGAGTGATGTCGGTTTGGAAGTCGATTGGAGTTGTGTTCATACTATTGAAACAGTTTAGACGTGCCCCCCCCCCTTTGTATTCCTTCAGTTTTGTGGTGCAATAATATCAGCAACCGTGTGTAATGTTGCTGATGTAATGTTACGAACTCCTGGTGATAGGAATAATGCAACCACAAAAATCAAGAAAATTGTTTTCATCTGATCTGGAGACTTGAATGATAAAGTCTTTCTTCTTGCCATCAATCGTAGCGGGAAGATACATCAGGACCAGGATTTTCAAGATGTGCAACACTGTCTGCAACACCTTCAGATGTTAATGCAAACTGTACTTTGCGACCTTCGTAGTAAATGTCAAAGACAGTTTGCACATATGGTGTTAGATTCCCTTCAGAATCCCATGCGTTTCGTGTATGTGAAGTCTCTACGATTTGATAGACTTTAGAGGTGAGAGGTGAAGTGTAAGTGCTCATACTACTAGGACACTTTACCCGTGCCCCCCTTTGTTTATGAAACTCAGTTCTTTACACTTTCCAACAGATCATTTAATACTTCTTCATCGTACAATTCTTCGATCTCAGTGAGAAGTTCTGACTCAGTATATTTGTTATACTCAGCAATCAATGATTCAACGGCAAATGTAACAAGATCATCCATGTCCATTCCGTCTATAATCATCTCTGCATATGCTTCAGTCAGAGAAGCAAGTTGTTCGTTAGAAAGTTTCATTTTGCGTTGCAGTAGTTAGGGTTTGCCTGACAGAACAATTCTGCTTGCTGTTCTTGATACTCATTCACTGAAGCATGAGCACTCAAACCAATGCGAAGTCCCAGTGCTAGAGTAGCAATCAAAAATGCGATTCTCATCAAAAACGAATAATAGGATGGTCTAAATCAAGGACATCACATTCAGCAGTAGAAAACACCAACTCTACACTTGCTTGATAATACTCATCAGGTTCATCTTCAGAGCAAATAGCAACATCCTGATTAAGTTGTTCTTCAGAAAGTTGAGAAAGTTGTTCCAGAAGTTCTTTGTATTTCATAATCAATCAGTCAACAACAGAGTAACAAGCAACCCAGGAAGGTACACCAGATAATGCTAAAGAACTGTTGCGATCATCAGCATAATCATTGGCATCATCTTCAGAGTAGAAAGGTCCAATGTATTCAGGGGATTCTAGATGCTCAGACCAGAATCGGACGGTAAAGGTTTCAGTCATACTACTAGGACACTTTAGACGTGCCCCCCTTCTATAACGTTTGAAAGTGTTGTGCTTCTTTTATATCAGAATCATAATACTTGGAGATGATAGAATCAATCACAGAATACCAAGATTCATTACAACTTGGATGCCCACATTCTCGTGCTTGATTCAGAAACCGTAAAATGCAAGTTTCCTCATCCCTAGTGAAATTAACGCGGTTGAGTGTATAACCAGTGTTCATAATCAAACTCCAAGAAGTTCGCGCTGTTCAGGTGTGAGAGAATTGATGAGTTCTTTACGCTTTTGTGCTTTCTCTTCTTTTTGCCTTTGTTCTTCCAATTTCTCATCAACAATAGTCATCATATTGCTAAACTCATAATCACCTTCTTGCCAAGTAGATTCACTCTCATTTGTGATAAAAAGTTTATTGGAATACCATTCATTATCATCCCACCAGTTGTAACGGATTTCTACAATAAACCCATCATCATTCTGATTGATGTTATAAGTGGCACCAAGTGCCTGTACTTTGTTGAGTAGCAGGAGAATGTCAGTTGCTAGGATAGTCATAATCAGACAGAAGGAGTAACGTCGATCTCTTTAATGTTCAACCCACAGAGTTGATTGTAGACACGATTGAGTATCAGTTTGTCTGCAGTCTTTGCATTGGATTTCTCATACCAAACTGTCACACATCCATCGTTGGTTTCAACTCGAACGCGATAGTTTTTCATAATCAGTTGGCGTAGATTTTCATGCCTTTACGCATACGAATATAATCATCAATCATCTCACCAACTTGTTCATAAATGTAGGAAGAATTAGCTACATCACAGAGCACATCTTCGGAGAAAACATCAGGAAAATGATTTTCTTTGTCGTTCTCATCAAACTCAAACACATCTTCTTTGGTGAATATAAATGCAGCGCAGGGAGCATTTTCACCTTGACTCTCAATCATCGAATTGATAGAGTCACGAAGTTCAGAAAGTGTACGGAACATAATCAGTTTTTGTTGAGTGTAAAGTGAAAAGAATCAGGCAGGAAGAACACAGAAAGTGCCACACCAACCGCGAACCCATTTGAGAGTTTCATCGTAGGAAGTGCGGGGTTTCGACATAGGCATCGACACATTCTTTTCAGGATTGTATGCAATGGCGATGAACTTATCTTCAACTTGTTGAATCCACATTTGATTCACTTTACCTTCTTTCCAGTTAGTGTGATAGTGGTAGACTTGATCCATGATAGTTGTGCTCATACTACTAGGACACTTTACTCGTGCCCCCCTTCACATCACAATCAATCTTCATTCCATCCAATAACAATTAGAATACCAAGAATGACTAGGATAGGAACAACAATCCACCAGTATTCTATGACCAACCAAACACCAAATAGTATTGCACCTAATGCTAAGTAACCACCAACATCTGTAGATCCTGATGAAGAACTGCCACCAGATCTTACCTCTCTGAGGTTAATAACCTGTTCAGCACCATAGATTCTCTCAAATTGCTCTTTTGCTCCTTGAAGTGTGTTAGATTGCACTTCCAGTTCTTGATAACCAGAAGCAGAACCCAACCAACATTTAGCACGAAAAGTTGCCACTACCAAGTACCTCTTTGAACGTGAATCTTGCGAATTTCAGAATAAATGAACTGCTGAAGTTTGGGATCAGTTGTATTATCAAAAGCATAATACAAGCGATTTAGATAATCATCTTGTGTTGCTCCTATATTACCATCACCACCAATGTCATTGAGTGATGAACCTGCCTTAGCTTTAGCACGTCCAAAGTTGCCAGTGATGTTGCCTTGTGTCCTCAGTTTAGGACGAATCTTTGAGAGGTTAGAGTATGTCATCGGGGGAACTTGTGATTACAATCAGGACACAACCAGTGGTTGATTCGATCTTCATGGAGCAACTCAACTCCTATCACACGACTATAGAAATAAGGAGGAGAGTAGTTTTCCCAGTATTCTTGTGGAATGAGTTTTTCAACCCAATTAGCACCACATTCAGGGCAATTCTCAAGTTTTGTGATGTCAGTGTAGTTCATTTTGCGTACAGATAAGCACCTGCCCAGTCAGCATGTTCAAGCAACCATTCACGTTGCTCAATCAATCGCAGGTCATAACGTACACCTTTCGCAGGAGACTTCCAACTGGCAGACTTATAAACCTCACCAGTCTTTTTATCAACGAAAGCATGAACACTGCGTCCACCACCACTATCAACCATGATCAGTTTGTGATACTTACGACCCGTTTCTGGGTAGAAGTCATAACCATCAGGTCCATTGTGACGCAATGCTTCACACAATGCAAAAGTGTGTGCTAGAACAGCATTAGCGATGTTGTTTCGTGCCTCTTGTTGTGCAGCATATTCAGCGAAAGTTGTGGTAGTCATTTTAGTTTCAGAGATTGTTCCAGAGAGCATTAGCAACTACACCAGCAGCACCTGCTACATTATCACGCACAATCAGTCGCAGAGTTTCTGCACCTTGCGGATTTTTGTGCATTTCACGGATATTGTCTGCGGTGCGTGGATCATTAGCAGCATCCGCAATCATTTCAGCGATTTGGTTGATCATTTTAGTGGTTGTGCTCATACTATAGGGACAATTTAGACGTGCCCCCCCCCTTTCATTCATCCTCCCAATCAAGACTTACATTATCCCAATCACTATAATCAGGTTCTACATCACCCAGAAGTTCCTGAGCATACCGTAGAGTTCCACGCTCAAAGTATCCATTGCGAAAATCATCAGTTTGCCCACGATGCTTATACCAAGACAGAACACCGTGCCCAACATCACAACGACGCACAATCTTTACATAATTATCATCACACCACACATCATCACCTTCCATCTCACGCAGAGCATTTAGAGTTGCACAGTTCCAGTTGTGTTCAAGAAAGTTTCCATTCTCATCAAACCCACATTTAGGGTCATCACCATTCCAATCTTTTACTCTTGTGGAACAACGAGGGCACTTGTAAGTCATTTGTTTTGTTCTTATACTACTAAGACACTTTGCTCGTGCCCCCCCTTACCAATTCTTTGCGATTGTGAAGTTTGCATGAGAGAATACCTCTCTATCTACAATTTTGTAGATGCCATACTTGTTAGAAATACAATAACCTTCATGGAAACCTTGAATATCCCACAAATAGCACTCAATCTCATCCTTTTCGTGAATGAACAGGAACATATCTTCCTTGATTGATGACACGAGTTTCCACAAACGAATCAGGTTGATGTCACAATCGCATTTTTCTGCAATTTCATCTTCATTCACGGGGATTTGCTCCTTGATGCAGGAGTTAATCTCTTTTTTGATTTGTTTTGCTTTGTTTGGCGTCACAAACTCACACAGAGTGGACATTTGCTTGGCAAACTTACACACATCCTCCAAATCTTCACGATAAGGATTCAGTTCCACCTCAGGTTGGACAAACAAAACATTTTTATTGCTGATCAGTTTGCTAGTCAGAGGAGCAGCAGTCATCTCACGAATATCATCAGCACCACTGTAGATTGTGTGTGGAGCAATGATAATCTCTTGACGAACTTTCTCAGGGAACTTATAGGTAATTGTATTGGGAGTAAAAGTATCCAACCCTTTACCGAAACCAATCCAATCACCTTGCAACACTTGTTGAGTGCGAGGGAGAAACTCCAGGCAGAAGATGAGAATCTGCGTTACGCGAGGTTGACCACCGAAATGAGTAAAAATGTCATCCTCGGTATAGCAAAGGCGAATCTTTTTCTTGTTAAATGCTGCTTTGGTGCAGACAAAAAACTTATCATTCTGGGGATTTGTACCCCACACAATAGCAGGAGCACCATCCATCTTGGTGCTGATCGTAGATTCTACTTCAGAGAACCAATCAAGAACCGACAGATTGCCAGTCAGGATCTCATCTTCAGGATGCTCAAGATGTAGATTTTTGGTCATTTGGTTAGTGCTCATGCTACTGGTACAGTTTAGACGTGCCCCCCTTATCAAACCTCTACCAGTTTTGCAAGACGATTGCGAATATCAAAGAGTTCCATTTCATCCATATCTGCACTGTTTAGATCTACAGGAGCAAACTCTTCAAGATTCACATTACCATTTGCATAGATGGGAGCATAGTACAATTCATCTCCATCTTCTTGCGACAGAGTATAAACGCAACCATGATCAGGATAGGTGAGGAAAATCATTGGAGTTTTGAGAACTTGGTTACATCATAGGGACACTTTGGACGTGCCCCCTTTAGTTAATCGGTAGTTTTGCTTGGGATTTACCCTTTTTGTGGTCATCAATGAACTTTCTAGCAGATGCTTCGGTCCTACACACTTTGAGTTGCTGACCGTTGTGAATTACCATCAGTTGATTACCAAACGGAACTGCCGCGTAAGTACCTTTGCCCACAATAAATCCTTCTTTCATTACACTTTCTAAAAAATCGTCGTTTTTGTTGCGGCAGATGACCTATGACACATGCCAGGTAGAATTGCAAAAAAATCAGGGTTTCAACCCTGACTGTGACTGGGTTCTCAGTGAGACTGGGGTGAGACTCACCGCCTCACCACCGAGATGGCAGGTTCACCCTTCTCAAAGATCGTATCAACAACCGACTGAACACTGCGGGCAGTAGCAATACCAACCTTGGAGTACACAGGGATACACACAAGACCGAACGATTTGCTATATTGACTCAGGTTGCCAGGTTCGATACGTCCCTCGCGCATACCTTTGGCATCATCGTGATGCAGTCGGATGCAACGTCCAATGGTTTGAGAGATGCCAATGAAGTCCATATTGCGGAGGAAAAGTACCGCTTCCAAACCGCTGACGTTGATTCCCTCAGCGAGAATAGAGTGGTGGAGAACAACAAACTTCTTGGAATTGTCCTTACCCCATGCACTCAGAGTGTCAAAGAATACCTCACGATTGACTTTCTTACCGTCAATAACTGCGCCCGTCTTGGCAGTAATATACATCCAAGAATAACCGCGACACTCCAACTGGAAGCAGAAATCAGTTTCAGACACCAGCGAAACGATTTGCTTGGTTGCCTTAGCACAAATCAGAATCTTACCGACTTTGTTCTCGTCAATAGTTTCCAGCAGATTCTCAGAATCTCGATCAAAGTTAGTCTGCTTACCAGTCACCATAGCAAGTTGCTTGACAATCACTTTAGGGGGCACAATGTAACCACCTTCGACAAGTTCAGGAGCAGGAACTTTGCAGATTACTTGTCCATAAACAGCAGCATCATTCATCCCAGGTTTGCCAACAGCAAGGGAATGTTTCGGAGTTGCAGTGAAGAAGTAGCAGCGACGTGCATTAGCAGAGAAGTGCTCAGTTGCAGGGAAAAAGTGACGCTGAACAGAATTATGTGCTTCATCAAAGTAGATCGTATCTACATCAATCTCTGCAACCTGAAGGCGCGACAGAGAGTTGTAGGTGGTTACAATCAGTTTGTGGTTGTCAGCATTGGCATCAACCCACTGACGAATCTCATAGGGGCGAGTAGAAGATTCGTGATGAGTTTCTCCACTATGAACGTGGAAAACCTTAGCGTTAGTGATGAACTCAAGAAACTCAGCAGAGAGTTGCTCAGCAAGCAAGATGCGAGGAGCAACAACAACAATGGTCTGAGGAGTTTCAGACTGCAACTCGCGTAGAGCATCATAGATCATCTTCAGCGTTTTACCACCACCAGTAGGCACAATGATCTGACCTTTGTTGTGCTGTTGCATAGCAGCAACACCACGTTCTTGATGCGGACGGAGTTGGATTTGCATTGGTTTCATCGTATATTACTAGGACACTTTGCTCGTGCCCCCCTTTCATTAAGTCATTGCACTTATGAGTGGATTGAATTCTTCAGGAGAATCGTGAGTAAGTCCTTCTATCGACTTCTCAAATAACATTTTACCATCTTTGTTGATGTCAAACAAGATGTACTTTCGATTGGTTAGGATACAACTTCTTCCAACAGTTCCTGAACCAGCACAAGGATCTAACACAATAGAATCCTCATTACTAAACATCGAAATGATCCTATTAAGTAGAGCAACTGGTTTTTGTGTTGCATAATCCAACTTCTCAACTCCTTGGATTTGCTTGATGTCACTCCACACATCTTTGACAGGGATTCCATCCATTTCATCCAGAAACTTCTTGACTCTTGGAATACCTGTGCTTTCAGAATACTCCAGTCGATTGTCATCATGCAGCATTTGCATCCTCTCTTTCGATATATGCCACTGCAGATGATTACCATTCCATTCGTATCTCAAATTAGGGCGAGATACAACATTTGGTTGACGATTTACAAGTGCAGATGTGTTATACTTTTTCTTGTGAATAGGACACATCTTTGCTTTTTTTACAGTGTCACTATCATACTCTTTGTGCTCTGCATTGTAGATAGATTCTGTTCCTTTCTGATAGACAATAATTGTATCGTGATTGCGTTGTAGTTGTTTCTTTGACTTGTGATTGCCACCAGAAACCCAAACAATCTCATTCTTAAATCTTTTCTCACCAAATACATCATCCAAGACAATGCGAATATGATGAGAGATCTTAGGTTCTACATGAACTACAATGTTCCCAACATCAGTAAGAACTCGATGACACTCTTCTAGGATTGGACGCATAAAGTTGTCACGATAATCCTTACTAGAAGTGAAGCGATCATCGAAATGATAAAAGTCTCTGCCAGTACAGTATGGTGGATCAATATAGATCAAATCAACACAAGAATCCTCTAGATTCTTCAGGAGATCTACATTGTTTCCAATAACATACTCATTTAGCATTGTTGAGAGCAATTAGAACCTCCTTTGCGCGACCAGTGTACTTTTTGCGGACAGAAGCAGGAACTGATCCTACACAATAACCAGGCATATTCTTATCCTCTAGTTCATTGCTAGGAATAGCAAGAAACTCCCAGTTAGAGATGTCTTCGTGACCCTTGGGGATAATAAACAGTATAACATCAAATGAGTCTACAGCATAGCGAACCTGACCATTCTTTGCACCATTGTTTGCATTTTTACCTGTAGTTCGTCGGGTTTGTTCCATGTGGAGAGTATTTCCTCCACGATACTTTACTTGAATACGCAAACCTTTTGATGAAAGGCGATCGTACTTTTCCTGTTGACCATCAAGATCATCAGGTGATTTATCATTCTCAATGCCACATTCTTCACGCAACCATTGTGGTGCAATGATACGCTCTGTGGGAAATGCAAGAAACTTACCAATCTCTCGCGTATCACCTTCAGCAATAAGTTCTTCAAAACCGAGTGCAACAATCTCGGAAAGTGCAGATACTGTCATGATTAAAAATTCAGTTGTTGATGGTTCGATTGAGATCTAGAATAGCATTTTGCATTGCAGAGCGAGAATACCCTGTTGCAAAAGGATAGGTTCTTTCGTGATCGCTACTTTCAGATGAGTCTACATTATAGCACACATCTACGGCGTCTTGCAAAGACTTAATTATCCGATTTAGGGTGTCAATACTAACACTCACAGTTTCCATGCTGTTATAGACGATTTTAGAGGGGTCTGGTGCTTATACTAGAGGAACACTTTACCTGTGCCCCCCTTTCAATTATCAATCCTTTTTCTTTGCTGCAGCGTTTCTTCTGCTGATTTCTTTAGCAGTGATAGGATGCTTCAGTTCGCTTTCAGACTTCTTACCAGTTGCTTGAAGTACAAGATCCCTCAACTTTCTTTCACCTGGTCTTCTTACTTTCTTATCTCTTTCTTGTGCAGTTAAACCAGATGCTTTTTGTGGTTTATAGTCAGGTGATACAGTTTCTTTCTTTTTCTTTGTAAGCAGTTGTGATGCAGTTTTCTCTACTTCTTTTGCTTTAGGTTTTGCTGCTGCTGGTGCTTCTCCACCACCTTTCTTTGCTGCTGCTCTTGCTTGTGCTGCCTTTCTTCTTTCTTCTTTTGCTGCTGCTAGTTGTCTTTCTCTTGCAGAACCTCTCTCTTGCTCAGGTTGCTGAACTCTTGTAGATGCTTGTCTCTGCTGACCAATATCTTTGCGTGGTTTATATGACTTAGCGGGTTCCATCTTACCACCACCCACTGCCTTCATTCTACGTTTTTCGGGTTCAGTTTTCTTTCTTTCTGCACCGATTCTGCCACCTTCTCCAGTTCTACGAATCTGGGAAGATTGCATCACCTCTTTATCATATGCTTCAGCACAGAATTGAGAAAATGTTTTCATTTGTGGTAGGAAAAGTCTCCTATTATTTATTAAAACATAAGAAACCACAAAAGTCAAGAGGGGATGGTCAGTTTCCCGACCGTCCCCTCTAGTATCAATCTTCTTCTTTTGGTCTCAGTCCACCTTTAGAAACGCGACCTTCAGCATAAAACTGTTTGACACGTTCGCGGCGAGTAGTAAGCAAGAGATCGTATTCTTCTTGTTGTTGCTTAGTGAACGTGAAATCTTGCTTCCTCCAAGTTTCTTTCAGTTCTTGAATGTGGGGAAGGACGTTAGGGATGTGCTCAGTCATTTTAGTTAATAAAGTGTGGATCAGAAATCCCAGTTAGAGTTAAGAAATGCGTTGAAAGATTTGTCGTCGTTCTCTTCTTCAAAGAGACCTTCATTCATTTCTTCAACAAAGTCAAATGAAGAAAACTCTTCAATTTGAATGTCGTCAAAAGAATCCATAGTTCGTTTGTCGCTTACATTAGTGGAACAGTTTGGTCGTGCCCCCTTTATACAACCAAGGGTTCGCAGATATTGTCATGAATAGAATCTCTTGATTTCACATAATTCAATTGATTCCATTGATCATTATAACAAATCACAAGCAATCTCTCATTTCTATGAATGGGACAACACTCAAGGTTTACTTCATCTTTGAGTCGAACACTGTGCTCAATCGTGATATATTCTTCACACTTGAAGTAGACCCATCCTTCAACACCTTTTCCATTCTCCCATACAACATAATCGTTGATGCTTGGTTCATATGTCATACAAATGCTGCTTCTAAAGGATTAAGTTTCAGAGGCATCGCGGTATAGTTTCGCGTTTCCGTGATATTTACACAAGCACCAATGGTTTTACTATTGATTGGGGCGAAGTATTCATTTGTTTTTTGTTTCCAAAACCCCCAGATGGTTCTGGTTGTGGCACCGTTATTGTAATCAAACTTGCGATGGCAACGCAACCAAATAGAGACCACACCACGCTTGAACTCTTCAAACTCATAACTATAACCTTTTGGAGGATGATGTGGAAATTCAGCAATCATAATACCTATCTTTTGACATGTATTTGATTTGATCTTGAAGTTGCAAGATTTCATGCTGTTGCTCTGTAATTTTATCTTGCAGGTAAGAAATCCTTTCTTGATATTGTTGCTTGAGATTAAACTCAAGACGATTTACAGAAGTTTCAATCATCAGGTAGTAAACTCCTCAACGACAGCAGATTCTACATCTTCAGAGAGAGCAAACTTTCTTGCGTTCAGGATATTCTCACGAAGATTTCCATAGAACTTCTCATAAAAATCACCGTCATCTTCCGCAGAAATCAAATCAAAACATTCGTCATCGTGTTCTGCGACAACATTCCAAATACCACCATATTCACTAGAAGGAAAAGGAATATAGTGGTCCACGATGTACAGATACTTCATTGTTGTTTGTAAATTACTCCTTTAGTTTAACGAAAATCAGTGTTGTTGTCAATTGCATCATCTCCATCAGATGCTACTGATAGAAGTGCAAATCCAATAGTTACTAGAACACCAAGTCCAAATCCAGCAATAAAAACCATCAGTAAAACTCCGCAAGATAATAGTCAACAGTTACTTCAAGTTTCGCTGCCTCACGCTCAATCTCGTCCCAAAACTCACGAGCAATCTTTTCTTGTTCCGCTTTCATGATTAGTTCTTTGATACGCTTGGAGATCATTTGATTTGATTACTAGGAGGATGCTTAAGGTTCTCTATCGCTTTTGCGCGATAGTATGAATCATAAAGTCGATCATCACGCTGGATTAGAAAAACATTCCAACCAACAATAGCAGCGAAACTAATCAATCCAGCAGCAATGTACTTTTTATTCACTTAGAAAAACCTCCAGAGTTTTTGAAGATAAGATTAGCAAGAGCGATAATAGCAAGGTTTTGCCAAAAAGACAAGGATACACCAAACCAAGACAGAATCAATCCAAGCAACCATGCTTCAAATAGGATGCTGGCAGTTACAAGAACAATAGCACCAACAATCACACCAATAGCAGTAGAAGTTTTCATAGATCAAACAGCAAGAGCAGCAGAAGGGATTTCGACAGGTTCAGGTGCTACCATATCTTCGTACTGGTGCATATCATAGGCATACCAGTTTCCATTACGGAAGATATAAGAGTATTCTTCATTATCAGAGAAGAACTCATCCATATCAGCATCAAGTCGAGGAGGACAATCATCTCCACGTTGAGAATAGTATTGAGGTCCGTATTCTTCACCCTTGGTAGGATAAGAACCCCAACGATCCCCAGTCCAACGCTCATTAGTCCAGCAAGAACTCATATCACCACCATCAATCAGTTCAGCAACTTTCTCTTTGGTGTTATAGTGAGTGTTCAGAATACGACCCAACCATTCAGGATAACCATCCCAGTGATGATAGGCAGAGAGAATAGAACCATCAGGAAGTTCGAGACCGATGCGGGAGCGAGTTGCCATTGCGTTCGTTGCTTACATTACTAGGACACTTTAGACGTGCCCCCCCCCACTTCCAATTATCAAGGTGTGCAGTCTCCCGTTGTTCTTCTCACCGAAAACAGAAACAAATCAATCATACTTTCTCTACATGATTTCTTGGAAGAATTGTGTTCTGCTGCATTAGTTGTAATTATAGTTGGAGGAACAACTACAGGACTACTTCCAGGTGAAGAGAAATAACTTGGATTATGATATTGATTATATTGTGCAAAAGCGGGCAATACCATCAAAGGCAATGCTGCCAACATAAAAAGGGGTTTCATAACGATAATCAAATGTGATAAAGGCAGTCTATCAAACCCCAATCAGTATGTCAACAGTCTGATCTAGCAACAGCAACACCACTCACAAGACCAAGTGGAATTGACCAAAGATAAGAATCTTTCTTTGATACAAGTGCAGCAATACCACCACCTAACAGTCCACCAAAGATAGACTGATTACGTCCACATCTTACTGGTTGTTGATTTGATGGTTGACTTGCGTAATAGTATCCACCACCACAAGGAATTGACTCTCTTGTAGTCCTAACTCTTCCACGATAATAACGACCATCTGGAGATGTATATCCAGGAATATATTGCTCCACATTCCTATAACATTCATCTCGCACATTATACTGTTGCGAGTATGCAGGAAAGGGTGCAAATAACAAAGTTGAAAGTAAAACTGCGTTAAGTTTCATTTATCCAATAGTTTGTGAAAGTATATACGAAAAAGGGACGCTACTGCGTCCCCATGAAACTTACTCAATCATTCACAGTAATGATTCCAGTTTCAACACCAGTAACTTGACCCATCCACTTCTCAAGTTTAAGAAGTTCAAACTCTCGTCCATCAGTTTCTGCTGCTTTAGCGAGCATCAAACAGTTGTTAAATTTCTTGTTAAACTGTTTCACAAGTTTCGTCATTTTCCGACGCTCAAGGTCGGCATCTTCTGCTTCACAGTTTGAGAGAAATCCAACCAGTTCAGGTACTTTACCAGTCTTGTCAATCGTGTTGATGACATTAACAACTTCGCGGGCAAGATAGTGCCAAATACTGCGACTGTCTTTCACGTTGACATTTAGAGGAAGAAGAGTCCCAGCGTCACCGATCTTACTGATCTTGATGTAATTTGCTACACCCTTTTTATCATAAGGTGACATCGTATCCGAAACACGCTTACCTTGAATCACAGACTTAACTGCGTCTTCCACTTCTTTTGTAGAAAAAGAGTGATTGAAAGTACCAAACCAATTGACACCAGTCTCAGTATCAAATTGGTTTTTGCGTGCGAAATACTTATGGAGACGGATCTTACAATCCTTCATTGTCATCGGTTTTGAAACAAGGTGGTTGTTCATACCCAGACCAACCTCATCGTACACATCGTCAATCGTAAAACCTTCGTTCAGTTCCACGCAATAAACAACAACGTATTGTGCTCCAATTTGACGATATGCTTCAACACGATTGTTTCCATCAATAACAGTTCCATCGGGAAGAATGATCGGAGGCATGATAGAAGTATCAACACCTTGATTTATGAAGCTGTATTGAAGAGTATTGACATTGTTGTAATCAATACCCTGAGAACGTGCTGGATTCAGTTTTTGACCAGCATCATTCTCATTTTTAAGTTCTGTAATTTCCCGAACTTGGAAACCGATAGAATAAACGCTATTGAAGATAGGTGTCTTACATTCTTCCAGGTAAGACTTAATTTCAGGTTTTCCGCAAGGGAAATCAATTTTACGAAAAGTCATTAAAATCAAAGCAATTTGCTATGTTTGTTGAGTTGACGTTTGTCTCTCAACAGAATTAAATATAGGGCATCGGGGGAGGAAATGCAAGCGACCTTGTGGCACTTTCCCAACTGTCACACTAGCAAACTTTCCAATGGGTTGAGGGTTGTTTCTATTTTAACTTTTGGATACTTGATGATGATCAATTCGGTCTTTTTACCTCTACGACTTACATCACCCGCCATTTGATAATCAAACTCCAAATAACGAAACTCCGTCCAGTCTTTGTATAATTCTTTGAGGTAATCTGTGTTGTCATAAGACATCACGAACCCACCTTCATGTTGCTTCAAGACATCTGCAAGTTTATCATGATTAAATCCTTCATGAGTGCTTCCGTCAATACCATAGTAGTATGATGTAGTCTTATAATATGGTGGATCAAGATATAGAAAATCATTCTTGTGCTTTGGTATAGTCTCAAAGCAATCACCGAAAGAGAATGAGAAGTTTGGATTGTAGAATCCAGCAAGACGCATTAAACCAGCAGGACACAGATTCTTTCTTGATGCTTCAGATGTATGCCCAAGATCTCCACTAAATGCACCTTTAATACAGATATAAAATGACCATGCACGAGTGAACTTATCTTTACTTTCTAATAGTGGCAGAAAAGATTTATAGTGTTCTCTATCACGCAAAGGATAATGTTTCGCTGCTTCCTCTGCGATTGCTTTTCCACCTTCAGTTGACAGAATCTCCCAAAAGTCTGCAAGTGGTTGAAACAAATCATATGCTTGAACCTTTACACCTCTTGCTGCAAGTGCGAGTTCAATACAACCACCACCCATAAAAGGTGACATCATCTTTTCCAAATTAGGATGAATCTCATCAATAATCTTGATGATGTCATCTTTCATTTTATTTTTACCACCAGCATAGCGATACAAACTTGTGGAGGTATAGTTCATACAATTCCGATCACATAGAGTGTATCTTAACACAAAAAAAGGTGCTTGTAAAGCACCTTCAAATCAACCACCTTTTTCTCTCAAACTTCGCACCAAGTATTCAGTGAACTTTTCCATCTTCTCTGGCACAACTGCTTGTGGTCTTTGATTGATTACATTTTTAAGTGCAGTCATCTCATACCATTCATCATCAGTAAGATTTTCGTGCCCTTTAGATGGAAGAGTCATACATGTGCTCCCGTGTTTGTCAGAGAATCATAACACTATTTAAGCAAGATATGCTGTTTCTTAACATTCTCTTTGGGATTGAGCAATACTTCTTAACCAAAGAAAGTTCCAAAGGAACCCTTATCATCACCCATTCCTTTCATACGATCTTCCAACTTATCAACAAGTTGATCAACACGAATAAGATTGTCAATAGAGCAAATCAACGATGAGATTTCTCTTGCGACAAAGGGTTTTTCTTGACGTGCGGCATATGCTAGTGCATTACGCAAACTTGCTTCTGCTTCTTTCAAACTTTCTTCTACTGATTCACTTAATGCCATTTAATACCTAACCTCAGGACTGTTTTCACATTTTTCATAGAAAATACCGTTTTTATAACAGGATTTTCCAGGTTCATAGTATCTTATACTAGGTGTGCTAGGTTTGTCAAGGGCACATGGACCTAGATTGTTCATTACTCCACCAAGACATACTGCTAGTGTTGGTATAAGAAAATCAAGAGTGTACATTTACTTTTTTCAGTAAGAATGAACCATCACCTTGATCAACCCATTCCACTAAATCATTTTCTTTGATATTTGCTGCCTCCATCAAATCATCAGGAAACTGAACATAATACTCACCACTAATACCATCAACTTCAATAGGAAGTTGCCACTTAACTACCCGATCTTTGAATGGATTTTCTCTATTGGGATCATTACGATCATACTCATAATAATACTTTGATTTTTTACCTTCAACAGGTGGCGTCCAATCATAACCACCTTCTGCTTTGATTGCTTCTATTTCAGCATCAAGTCGTGCTCGCTTATCATAATATTCTGCTTCACGAAGATTATATTCACGACATTTATCTTTGTCTTCAGCGGCATCGCACATCGCATTTAGTTCTTCTTCAGTGTACCTCTCTCCAGGAAAGTTACTAATGCGATCTTCGGTCAAAGTTGGATTAGCAAGCAAGTATTCCAAATCACTATGCCCCCAGGGACGCATACCATCATCTTTTACTTCTTCAGTGTATTGGGAACTTTCTTCAGAAGAACCACTATCTTCCCAGAAATCAGTCCATGCTTTTTGGCACTCGGGAGACTTATCATCTTTATCACAACTCAAATGACCTTTACCATTACCATTCAGAAGTGCTAAAAGTTCATAACAATAACTTGTACGATTCTTGTAGCAATAGTATTCTTCTTCTACAACACCTTTAATGACATCAAAGATTTCTTGTGGTGTTGCTTCAGAACAGGAAATTGCATCATGCAACCAAGTTTCAAGGTTTTCAAGAGAGTACTTTTTGTAGTCAAAGTTGTCCATGATCAATCTTCTTTGGGTTTTGGTTTGTTACACTCATTGCAGTAGAAAGAGAATCCCTGACGAAAATATTTTACCACCTGAAAGTGTTCACTGTCAAGTGGTAAATCAGACTCGCATTTACTGCAAATCCTTCTTGTATTGTTTACGAACTCGTTTGAGTTCTTTGAGTTCCATTTTAATATTTTTGTAAGCAGCGTCGGCATCTAACTTTCCCCCCATTTCGAGAGCAACGATGATGTCAACTCTTGTACCGAAATGTGCAAGTGCCTTCTCAAAAGTGTCCAGGTCTTCATACATTCTTCTTAATCCATTTTTCTGCAGTTAGAATATCTATGCGAACATCAACAGCATCAATTGAATTTCCAAGTTCATAAAGAAGATTTGTAGTTTCTACATTTTCTTCTTCTAGTTTTGCGATACGATTTTCCAGTTCCACAATTCTAGTGTAAATGTCATCACCCTCAAATATTTTTTCTGTGGGAGAAAATAGTGATTTAATAAAACTAATCACAGAATATGCCTCCAGAACTGTTCGCCTTTTTGAAGTGCTAATGTGACTGTTGTATGTTCTCTTGCGTGACGGTCAAGATCATTATCTTTGAAGTAGATGTTAGATCTCTCTACAGCGCAACGAAATACATCAGCCCAGAGTTGTTGTTTGGTCGTCAGTTCCGTTTTCATTTTTCATGTTAGGGTGAGGAGCATAAAGAGGACCAGGATAATTCCCAGCAAACTCTGAAAGTTTTTTGACTGCAGCAATAACTTCTGGGGTTTCATTCCATTCCCAGTTATTTCCATTCTTGTCGGTAAAAGTGCGTAGTGCCATCAGAGTTTTCCTCCTACTGTTCCTTCGTGTTTTACTATATTAGCATCATCCCAACCTTCTTGCAACCCTTTAAGGTAGAATCGTGTTGCTTTGACACATTCCTCTTCAGTAAGTGCAGTGATTAGACCTTTTTCTTCTTTATCTGTCGATTGCCAAAGCCCATACTTCTTTTGTTCAACAAAGAAGCAATCATCATACAACTTTTTTTCCATTATTTTGTAGTGCTATTTGTCGTTCAATTTCGAATTTGATTGGAAGCAAATGTGAAGTAAAGAATGCTTCGTAGTTATTTTCCCTCACAAGATTTCCAATGTTCTCTACTTGTTGGAGAGCAAGAATAAGATTAGTTTTTGATGTCATTTTTTACGCTTTGTAGTGCCAGTAGTGTTTCTAGTGGAATCCACGCGGGTGGTTCGTTTTTTACCTGCACCAGAACTTCCTTTACTCTTTGGTTCAGGTTTTTGCTCCACACTTCTCTTACGTTTTTGACTGGGTTGAGCGGGTTCTCCATCACGATAATCAATTTTAATAGTTCTCTTATCCAGTTTATACCTTTCTAGGTATTTGTCAAGATGTTCCTGGCATTGAAAGTGACATACTGTAGGATTCTTAATCTCACCAAACTGAAGACGAATGGGGAAAGTTTCATAAGGAAATAGTTCTGTACTGATCACTCTGATGCTCTCCATTGTTTACGCATTTGTTGATACTCTGGATCATAAGCAACCTTATCTCTTACCTCTTTGAAGATTTGTGCTGCTTGTGCCTTTTCGTTTGTTTTCCAATCTAACTCTTGAGGACGTACCTTTCCAGTCGTATCGTATTTTCGTCCACTCTTATGATTCGCGTACCTTCTGGCGCGAGTGAATCCCATTTCAAGGAATTTCCGTGCCATATCCATTCCAATGAAATCCTTCTGTCGTTTATAATCTTGATACATTTCGTATATCTTAGCAGAAGATTTACGAGCAGTAACCACATCTACAAATCTCCAATGAGCGCAAATGTCGTCAGTATAAGGGCGCACCAATAATACGCCTTGCTCCCCTCGTGCAATGCGATAAAGTTTGCGATTCTCTGGAAGTGTGAAGTCCAAAACTTTATAGTCCAGGGCATAGTCAAACTCTTTCATTCCTTGGGAATGTTTCGTACTCAACTACTTTACCATACTTGAAGTGGATTCGGCAACGGGGCCAATCCTCCCACTGTCCCTTCCACTGTGCTGGATAAATCTCCACATATTTTGTGATCGGATGAACTCTATATTTTCCGTGTTGTCCTGTAGGAATCCACTCGAAGTTTAACCAAGATCTGTCAGGATTATATTTTGGATGCCCTTCTTCATAGATTTCCATATCAGAAGTACCACTATAATCAGCATACCACAAATAACCTGCTGGGTCTATCCAGTAGCGAGTTAATGTGCCACCAATACCATCTTCAATATCTTTTGTTTGACACTCTACATTAGTAAACTGTTCTCCAAGATTGTAAGAAGAACGAACCTCATCATACATTCCCATCGTCTTCCTCCTTGATTAAATCCCCAACAAGATCTTCAAGTTTATCAAACATATCTTGAGTAACTGGATATGTCTTTACTTTACCAGATTCTACATCATCAACCATCTGCTGTAAATACTCAAGAAACTCTTTGGGATAAGTTTCATCTAGATTGATAGAAGTCCAGAACCATTCATAACACTCTTGGAATGGATCATCATCTTTGAGTAGAGCATAACTCTCATAGTTTCCCGTCATCAAATCTCTCCACATACGAAAGTTATGATTAAATGTAGAGAACCAAGTAGGAATAAGATGAGTGAAGATGTATTGAGTCCAAGTCATTTTAGATAGTTTGGTTTTTCTGTATCAAACTGGTAGAACTTAACGTCTTTCATATCAAGACACATACGCACAGTTTCGTGCTCTCTGTGTTCTCTATCAGTTCCTCTATATAGTCCCCTACGCTGATAAGCACAACACCAAATATTGTAGAAGATTTTAGATTTATCAGTCATCATCCCAAGGCGCTTTTCTACCCATAAGTTCTTTAATTCTTTCCACCACAGCAGGATCTGGTGGTTCATTGATTCGTCGCACAAGTTCATCATATGCTTCTGCGGATACAATAATCCTTTCTGGTTCTTCTGCCAATCGCAACCTGCGTTCTGGACTGATAGTTATATTGTAGGGGTCATCATAAGGATAGATGTATTCTTGAAACCAACCAATACTCAAACTCTCCCAGAACTCACCGTAACCCCATTCATCACCATCATTATAACAGTCAAGAATATAAAGGACATTACGAAATCCATCAAGAAAGTATTCCCATTTTGTTGGTTCTTCAAATCTCACGGCGTCTCATCGCTCCAGTAGTATCTCAGTTTATCACCATCAGCAGAAATATTCAAGTGATAGATTTTACCATCTTTACCATACACACCACACCAAAGTGTGCGCTCATTCATACTTTCAAGATGAAACATCTCCACATCTTTCAGCACAATCTCATCAGGATTTTCAGTAAATCTACTCATTTTGCCTCCCAGAACCTACCATCAGGACCACAAGCATAATCAAGTTTTTCCCATCGTTCTGCTCTCAACATATCACAAAATCTGTTCTCATTACCAGTTACAAGATTTTGTGAAGTATTTGGTGATTTACAAGTATCATGCCTGTGTCCCATTCCAAATAGATGAGACAACCAATCTTTACGATAATACTTACAATCTTTACAGAGTTTCATTTTTCTTCTCCCGTCGTTCATCTGCCCTTTGCTTTCTTTCGGCATACTCTTGAACAATATCAGAAAGTTCTAGGATTTCATGTTGCATTTCAGAATTACCAACTTTTTCAGCATGATCGTACAACGATGTAAGTCCTGCTAATAAAATACAATGTTGCTTAAATGTAAGGTTCATTCTTCTCCTTTAAGTTTTCTCATTCGTTCAAGAAACTCATTACCCTGCTGATACAATCGTGCAATCAAATCCTTGATGTCATCAATCGCAATCACATTATACTCTACATTCAGGTTTTCGCACATAAGAGCATCAACAGCACAGTCCAGTGCCATTGCCTGCATATGTTCTGGTGTGATTGGTGTCCCATGAGGCATACCAGAACATTCTTCATTATAGAAGTGATTATATCGTCTCAGCACAGTATCACTGCGTTCTTTGCGTTCCCATTCTTGTTTTGCAAGTTCTCTGTTTGCTGCTTCACGACGTTCTGCTTCTTCTAGCATCTCTTCATGTGTCATCGTAATTTACTCTTGATTTTAGTAAGACAATCATTGAAACCTTCTACACTACACTCAACATAAGCATTTTGAGAACCAGCAGCAGATTGTTCTTTTGGCAACCATTCAGCAACTGCCTCTACAATCTCTTCACAAGCATCTTTGGAAAAACACCATCTGTCTTTTAAAATATTATAGAGTTTTTGTGCTTGGTATTCTTTCGCCAATCGTTCAACTGCTTCATATACAGGTTTAGGATTGTCCTTCTCATCCCACTCTACTTCATCATAATAATCTGGTTCATCAGGTGGTTCAGGGCACCCATCTTTTACTTGTGCTAATTCATAACCTGCTTGGAAACCCTGCCACCTCATATCATCATACTCGGAATCAGTTTCTAATTCAGGATATTGTCCCCACCAATCTTTATATGCTTCTGCTACTGGGGATTTTGGTTCTTCTACTCTCTTGTACTTCACACCCATAATGGTTGCGTATTCTCCTTCTATGAGAACTTTTGAGATGTCGGTTTCAGTCATAGCACATATGGTTGTTGTGGGTCTTCTTTCCAAACTTCCTTGTAGATAATCCAAGGCTCTTCTGTATGTGTCATCTGGGCAGTCCAGTGTCGTCCATTCTCATCAACAGCATCAAGATAATGAATGCGTGTCTTTGGATCAATCACTCGTGTGATGGTTTTGAATTTAACTCGTTCAGTCATTTTACTCCAAGCAATTCCTTTTCCTCATCAGTCAAACGAGCAAGAAGTTCTTGTCGTTTTTGTTCTTTAATTTCTTCTTGTCGTTTTTCTTCCAACTTTTCATCAAGAACATCCATCATATAATCAAAACTATAACATCTCTTATCCCAGTTAGTTTCACTTTGTTGATTGATGAATACTGTTTCATCAAATCCTTCTGGGTGGTACATTTCAAAGATACGAACTATATAATCACCATCTTTGTCCTCACAAACCTCAACACTTAAATCAAGTTGTTTTGCTTTGGTAAAGAGTTTGAGAAATTCAGTTGCTTTGATAGTCATTTTACCCCCAGAGTAGAAATCTTTTGATTTACAATTTCCTTATAAAGTTCCAGTGTTTCTTTGTCCATCTGTTCTCCTTCCGAAGATTTACCAACTTGCTCAAACAGAACAATTGATAAAATTTGTCGTTGTTGTTCAGTGAAATTGGTGGTCATTTCAGTTCTCCTCCTGATGATGGAATACTTTAGCAAATTCTTCTGCTGCTTCAAAAGACATTTCAGCAGCAAACTTAAATAGTTCCCGTCTTTCTTCTTCGGTTGAACTTTGAGCATTATTCAAGGTTTTCAACCACTCAACAAAGAGTGTTTGTCCTAAATCAACAAATCGTTCTTGAGAGAAGTCAGTCATTTCAGGTTCTCCAAAGCATCAATAAAATATTCTACACAATCTTTAGGAATACGAAATTCTGTTGTTTTTGAAAGTGGTTCTTCAAAATAAACAATTTTTACAAAATCTACTTCTTCCCAAAATTGAAAACTC